ACAATAGTAAGAAACGGAACTAATATAAGTCTTTATTATCTAACCGATAGTAAGACTGTAGATGTTACTTCCACAGAAACAACAATTAGTGAAGGCGGTGTGCCAGAACTTATTATAGCAGATTGCGATTCAAGTAATTCAACATTACATACAGGCGTAGATGCTAAATCAGATTACTGGGGTTGGAAATATAAACATGATGGTTCTTCATGGTCAGCTAATACAGATTATAAAGGTATAATAGATTTATCTTCTGACATTAACGACTCTGTAACAATTATTCCTGTAGATACTTCAAATCCATTTACTACATCTGGTACAGTTCAAATTAATGATGAGAAAATTACATACACTGGAGTAGATGGTACAAATCTTACAGGCTGCACTAGAGGTGCTGCATCAACAAGTGCTGCAAGTCACGCCTCTAACGATATTGTAACACAAATATAATAAGGATTAAACATGCCTGTTAAAACAACTACAAGCGTAGTAAACCAAAAGATAGATGACCATGTAGGAGCATGTGCCGATAGATACCAGTCTATTGAACGTAGGCTTTACAGAATAGAAGCAATAATGATTGGAGCAAGTGTTTCAATTATAGGGTTACTGATAAAGATTATAATGAGCTAGAGAGAGAAATATGCCAAACAAACCATTAACACAAAAAGAATTAACTAAAAGAAAAGCAGCTTTAGCAAAACAAATGGCTGCTAATGGTCAGGCTATTCCTAAAGGTTTTACAGGCTTTAATATTACTCCTGACATGCAAGCAAGAATTGATACAGCAGTAGCAGCAGCTCAAAATAACAATACTGTAACTCCTGCTGTTGACACAACTTCTGCTGCTGATACTACCTCTGCAGTAGACACACAAACAGCTAGTGCAGACTTAGGTGGGCAGACTATAGATCTTACAGGCATAGGTGGAGGAACTATTACTATACCTCCTGGTGGATTTGGTGGAGACACAGAAACAGGCACAGAAACAGGCACAGAAACAGGCACAGAAACAGAAACAGGCACAGAAACAGAAACAGGCACAGAAACAGAAACAGGCACAGAAACAGAAACAGGCACAGAAACAGAAACAGAAACAGACACAGGTGGAGATGGCAAGGATGATCCACCAAAAAACACCACACCTAATTTTCAAATAGCAGGAAGAACAGAAAATCCAGACGGTACTTTTACAGTAACATATACAGATATGAATCCTGATTCTGCTACTTCTGGACAATCATATACAAAACAAGAAGGAATTCCTAAAAATAAAGAACCTAATTTTGTAGAAGTAGGAAGATCAGCACCTAATGAAAATGGTATAATAACTATTACACTACGAGATATAAATCCTAACTCACTTACTCATAATCAAACAATGACTAGGGAAGAACAAGGCACTAAACCTAAACAACCTGGTTTCTACGATCCTGAAAAACCTGATGAAGGATGGGATGGAGACTATTCTGATAACTGGAGTTCAATGGGAGCAACCCGTTATAGTACTCCAGGAATAGACCCTAAAACAGGTAACCCTTATATTTCTAGTCCTATGACTATTGAACAATTAACTCAGATGGGTGCACAAAGAGGTTATATTAATGATGTAGCTGTTGCACAAGTAATGCCGATTGACGGAAAAATGCCTCCTACATGGGGGAAAACTCCTATATACGTATACTACAATCCTGGCTCTAGTGGGGGAACAAGTGGTATAGGAAATATACCTGCTATGACTATGGTATATGATAACAATGGGTATTTAATGACTCAAGGAGATGGGATGCCTATGAATGCATTTAGTCCAGATAGTTATACTATATTAGGAGCTATACCTGCACCTGGTGATGACGATGGTGATCCTACTAATCCTATTCCTAAACCTACGCCTATTTTACCTATAGACCCTGAAACAGGTGAACCTTTTGATCCTATTAAATTTTCAATGGAACAAATAAAAAAACCTGGTCTTCCTGAAGGCACTGAGTTTAAATTTACAGACCAAAGATTTACAGAAGAAGATCAGTTAAATCTTCCAGAAGGAGCTGCATTAGATGCAAATTTATCAGGTAACTTAACAACTGGAAATACAAGCACTGCAAGAGATGCGTTAGAAATGAATGCTAATACATATACTGCAGACCAAATATACGAAGAGATAAAAAGATTGTATGGTGAGAATAATGCTGTAGATAAAGAAGTAATAGCACAATTTGGTGACCCTTCATTAAAATCTTTAATACTAAATGACGCTGCAGACGAAATTGTAGCACGTAATCAAGGTACATATACTGTAGAGGCAAGTGAGCTACCTTCTCGTAGAGGCATGGTATCGGATCAACCTGTACAAATTTTAGGTGCAAACGGTGAAGTAATTGGTGTAGTACCTGCAGGAGCAGAATTACCTACTGCTGCAACTATAGCAGCATTTGGCTCAGAAGTATTAGGAATAGCAGAAAGAGCTACGAGTGATTTTGTATCTGATGAAGAAGGGGCTAGTAGAACACAAGATGAAGTAACAGAGCTAGAAAGAGTAGCAGCTACTCAAGGTGGTCAAATATTAGAAAGAGCACTAGGTAAAGATACTGCTAGTTTAAACGCTACGGAACTAGCTGCAGCACCTGCTGTAGAAAAAACATCTAATATAATAGGAGAATATTTTCCTGCAGCACTAGACGGTGATGTAAATGCACTAGATACGGTAAGAGGTCAATTAAGTTTATTAATGACTGATTTTAATGACGGTACGCCTGATTGGGCAGCAGGCTCTATAAGAGTTGCTAATCAAGTTATGGCAGAAAGAGGATTAGGAAATAGTTCTATGGCAGCAGCTACTATAATACAATCTGCACAAGAAGCTGCACTACCTATTGCACAAGCAGACGCACAAGTATACGCTAATATGAATTTAACTAATCTGGCTAATAAAAATAAATTTGCACTTGATAATGCTGCGGCATCTAGAAACTTTAAATTACAAGATTTAGCCCGTTCACAACAAACAGAGTTAGCAAATTCTGTACAACGTTATCAACTACTAAGTGCTTCATTAAGTAACTACCAAGCAGCAGTATTAGCAAATTCTCAAATGTCAAATGCACTACAAGAAAAAGATTTATCTCGTGGTCAACAAGAGCAAGTAGTAAATGCAGCTCGTTATGCAGAACTAGAAAACATAAATTTAACTAATGAGCAACAAGCTCGTATTACAAACGAAGCAAATAATTTAACAGTAGATATGGCAGAGTTATCTGCTAAAGAAAAGGCTATTCTTGCAGAACTACAAGTTCAAGGTGCTTTAGAGGGAAAAGAACTTGACAATATACAACAGGTTAATATAATTAAAGCATCTAGATATGCTGAAAATGCTAACCTAGATTTTACTGCAGAACAGACACGGGTATTTTCTAATTCTAAATTATTGGAATCATTAAACTTAAATAACCTAGATTATGATCAGGCTCGTGTATTACAAAATGCTGCAAACTATTCTCAAATGGATAATGTAGAATTTAACAATAGACAAGCAGCTCAAGTAGAAAATGCTAAAAACTTTTTATCTATGAATATAGCTAATCTAACAAATGATCAACAAGCTACTATATTGTATTCTCAACAGCTACAACAAGGTTTATTATCTGATCAAGCAGCTCAAAATGCAGCACTACAATTTAATGCAACTAGTGAAAACCAAGTAGAACAATTCTATGAAAATTTAACTGCAGACATTAGAAAGTTTAATTCTACTCAATTAAATGCAATGGAACAATTTAATTCAGGACAATCAAATGCTTTAGAGCAGTTTAATACTACATTACAAAATCAAAGAGAACAATTTAATGCTAAAAATACTATTGAAATAGAGCAGTCAAATGTTAATTTTAGAAGAGAGTTAAATACTTTAAATACTGCAGGCATAAATGCACAAAATCAATTTAACACTCAAAACTTATTAAATTTATCTAATCAAGCTTTATCTGATATATGGCAACAATATAGAGATGAAGCTACGTATGCGTGGAATGCAGGACAAAATGATGAAGATAGAAAATTTAATTTAGCTATGGCTATAATGCAATCTGAGATACAACAAAAATTCTTTGAAGATACTATGGATTATAATGTAGCATCAGGCATAGGAGGTCTTATTGGAGATATAATAGGTGCTGTTATAGACTATAATAAACCTCCACCTACTGAATAAGGAGAAACGCAATGGGTTGGATAAATGACGCAATAGATAAACTAACAGGAAATGATGGAAAAGCTACTGATGCAGATTTAGCAAGAGAAGCTAGAGAAAAAGTATATGAATCTCAATTAATGAGTTATAAAGATTTTGGTATAAGCAGTAAATTTTTTAGTAGCTCTCCTAGCATGCCCTTAAAACAAAATAGAAAAGCAGCTAACCTAGCTAAGTTTGATCCTGGATTTATAGCTAATTATTATTCTTACGCTAATGCAGTAGAACGAAAAAAGAAACAGGCTGCAGCAGCTTTGGTTAAATCATTTACATAGGAAACACAATGAAAAAAACAGCAACCCTTACCACAGAAAAAAAAGAGTCTTTTAAAGCTCCTCTACCTGGAATATCTCTTACAGAAACTCCAGGAAAATTTCCTTGGGATAAGCCTCCTAAAATGACTGATCCTCAACAAGTCTTAGATTACGTAGAAGAATTATTAGTACGACCTGAAACAACAGAAAAAATAATAGATCTTTTAGAAGCTAACGCTACTCCAAAACTATTAGCAAAAAGTATTTCTAAAGGAGGGTGGTTTGGTAATTTATGGAATCCTGATATAGGAGAAATGATAGAGTTTCCTGTAGCAGCCATGATAACATTAATAGGTTTAGAAGCAGATGTAGATATAAACACAGGCGTAGATAAAGGAGTTAAAAAACCTTTATTAGCTCAGGCTAAACGAAGACTTAAAGAAATAAAAAATGAAAAAGAAAATACTATAGAAGGTGATGTTGAAGAAGCTGTAATAGTAGAAGATAAGCCTATTATAGGCATAATGTCAAGGGGTGTATAATGAGTATTCTTAAAGGATTAGTTGCAGGTACAACAACTGCTGTTAGAAATAGATTAGCAGACCAAAAAACTGAAAGAGACGCTGGATTTAGTCTTCTTGAACAGACTACTAAAGAAAATATAGAAGCATTAAAACTTAAAAAAACTGCTGTTACTAGATATGATAATGTTTTATTAAAAGTAGCTCAAGATATGGTAAAAGATAACGTAATTGATCCTCTAACAAATGAACCAGTATCTGAAAAGGTAGCCTATGATATGGCATATGACCTTGACCAAAATTTTCTTAATCAAACAAATGATAATGGCTACGCTACTACTAACTATAAAGATTTACTAAACGTGTATAAACAATCTAACTTAAATGGAAACTCTTTATATGTACTAAACAAAGGAGAATTAGAAAGAAATCTTGAACCTGAGCCTGAGCCTGAAGAAATACCTGGAGACGACAGAAATATGTTTCAAAAAATATTTAAAAACGATCCTAATTATGCTGCAGAACAAGTAGCTAGAAAATATGGAATTACACCAGGAGAGGCTACTGCTTTTGGAGGAAGTCAAGAAAATGCTTTAAATATGTACGGTATAGCAGATGTATATAAAGGAGATCAAAGAAGATTTAGTGGAAGAGATTTATCAGGAAGTGGTGTGGCGTATCTAACTGCTTCTAATATTTTTGCAAAAAATGTTGAGTTACAAACAACAAAGTTTAAAACTTATTTTAGCCCAGATTCACAAGGAAGAATTTTTATATCTGAAGCTGCTCCTGAATGGTTTGCAATAGCTATGAATGCAGGTACTTCAGTTATAGGTTCTGTAGCAGATAACAGTGGAACTAATAAAGTAATGGTAGGTCCTACTGTAGCTTATGCAGGTGAAGTATCAGAGATATTAATAGATTATCAAGAACTACAAGACGGGCTATCAATCCTTGGAAAAGATATACAAACTAAATATAAATTCTTACTAAATCCACCTAAAGTTGCAGATCGTACAGCAACAACCAATTATAAGACTTTAAGAGAAGATATAGTAAAAAAACTTGACATAGGAATAGAAAAGAACGAGGTAACTAAAAGAGTTAAAACAAGAATACTAGATGCATATGATAAGTCTCTTATAGATGGAGATGAATTTACAGAATTAAGCACTCTTGAGATAGATACACAAAACGTACTAAAAAACATAAAAAAATTAAAATTTACTAAATATGCACTTAACCAAGCAAGAGAGAGAGGCGTTGAAGAAACTGAAGTAGAAACTGAAGTAGAGCCTGAAGTAGAAACTGAAGTAGAACCTGAAAAAGTAGAAACTGAAGTAGGACCTGAAAAAGTAGTACCTTTTACAGAAGAACAATTAGAATCAGAAAGAAACATAAAAATTAATCAAGCACAAGACCTTATGAATAAAGTTTTTGACACTGAAAATTTTAATGAAGTTGCATCTTCTATGGAAAACAATCCTTTTCTAGAAGACTTTAATGTTTCTCCAATTGAGGAAAGCAGTAACGATAGTGCTGAAGACCCTACAATACGTAGCGTTGTAAGTTCTGCTGTTGATTCTGCAGCAGCTACAAGTAGAATAAAAACTATTGCTAGAAATGTTAAAGTTCAAATAAATCAAAATAAAATAGAAAGAGCACGAGAATTAATTACTGAAGCAGTTTCTTTAGGTAACAACATTAAAGGCATTAGCGGCATGGAAGAATATAGTACTATTATGGGCTATGCAAAACAGTTAGGAGAACTTGAATAATGGCAATAGATGAAACAGTAGTTATAGGAACACGAGGCGGAGGATCTCGCTTTGGAGGATTTGGAGGATTAGGAGGTAGAAGTAACAGCTACGGACTTGATTCTTATGATTTTAGTATACAAGACTCTAATATGATGGAAAAAGACTTAGCAGGAGATCGTTCTATGTCTGTTGAAGAACGAGAAGAAGAACATGATAAAATGTATAACTATGCAGATACAGAAAGAAAAAAACTTCTTAAAGACGAGATAAAGACTAATTTAAAAACTTCTACTGACGAGACTGTTGCAGACAGATCTTTAATAAAAAAACCTTCTTTGTTTGATAAGGCAAAAGATAAAGCATCAGAGTATTTAGTAGGCGAAGTAGATAACGCAGCAGAGCTAGGTAAATTATATTTAGATGTTACTAGTCCTCTAAATGTAGCTACGACAGTTCTAACAAGTGGAGTAGCAACTACCACAAATTTATTAAATTTCTTTGGTAAAAATCTTGGACTCTCAAAAGGAAAACTTAACGCAGATAAAGTTATTGACATTATTGGTGCTCCTAATAATTTAGTAAAAGGCATTACTGATGGGTTAATAGACCGTGGAGCAAACGCAGTTACAGGAATTATAGAAGGCGAAGATCAAGGCGAAAATCAAGGTGGGGATAGAGGATAATCCATGGCAGAAAAAAAATTTACTTACGAATACCTTCTTACAGATGAGGCTCAAGACAGTGTTATAAGACCTTTTATTGATATGGTATATGGAGAAAAAACTTCTTCTAAAATTAAAGATAGCAAAGAAGCTACTGCAAAATTCTTAGAGCATCATCGTACTTTTGATATAGGTAATGAATTTACTGTATTTAGAGATTTATCTTATGTAAGAGATACTGAAGAAAGAAATGGTTTTAAACAAGAAGATAGACTTCTTAACTATAGACAGTCTCGTGACCTTTTTGATTCTTACGAAGGTTATGGTGGATCAGAATCTGGTTTTACAGCATTTGGAGATTATTTAGAAGGTTTAGCTAAATCTCCTTCTTTATGGGGATCTGTATTTACTGGTGGATTTGGTAAAGGTGCTCAGATGACAGGAAGTAAACTTACCCAAGAAGCTATAAAACAATTTGTAAAAGCTCAAACAAAACAATTAGGAAAAGCACCTAGTAAAAAAGCTATAAAAGAATTTGCTGAAAACGAGGCTAGAAAAGTAGCAGCTAAAGAAGTTGTAAAAAAAGGTGCGTACAAAACAGGAACTAAAAAAGGAACAAATAAACTTATAGATACTGCTAGTGAAGAGGCTATTAAAAAATATGGCATGCGACAATTAGGGATTGCTGCAGGAGTAGAAGGAGCAATAGGCACTGTTACTAATTTAGGTATGCAAGGGGTAGAAACAGCAGGAAAAGATATAGACTTACAAACAAGAGAGGCTTTTTCTATGCCTGAAGCTCTTTTTGTAGGTGGAGTTTCTTCTGCTTTTGCAGGAGGTATAGCATATCCTTTAGCAGTATGGCAAGCTAGAAAAGCAGCAAATGTTACAGCAAATACTATAAATAAAAATGGTGCACGAGCTATTGAAATAAACAACAATAAACAGGAATACTTGTTAAATAATCCTGGTGCAAAAGAAAGAATAGCAACATTAACAAAAGAAATGGCAGAAGAAAGTGATAATTTATGGAAAAACATAGATGGAAAAGGTAAAGAAATAATAGACAGTGCTATAGGTGAAGGACTAACAGATTACACAAGAGCTCAAATTAAAACTGAAATAAATGATAATTTAGTGTACGCTATGGATGAAGTTATGCAGACTAATAATTTTAAACTTGGTCCTACAACAAAAAAAGAAGCAGCTAAACTAAATGCTAAAGCTAAAAAAGCAGGTCTTCCTGAAATACATGAGGAAGCTTCTGTTACTCGTCAAATATTTTTAGCTTTAGACGAGTCTAGTAATAATCCTTTAGATTTAGGTTCTTTTAAAAAAACTATGGATAAATACGATATAGGAATAGATGATTTTAGATACATGTGGTGGTCTTCTATATCTGATGCAGGTAAACTATTAGGATCGTGGGGAAACTTTACACAAAAAATAAATAAATTTTCTAAAGAAATAGAAAAAGGTGCTGCTTCTTTTGATAAAGTTTCAGGCAGACCTGGAGAAAAAATTACTTATACAAATCAAATAATAGATACAAGAAAGATAGGAGAAAATACTACTTATTCTATAAAGCAAGCGGAAAGAGATAGAATTAAATTAGAAAAAGCTGCTGCGAGTGGAAATCCTTATTTTGAGGTTATAAGAGTATCTGACAACTTTAGAAGAGCTCTTATGGTATCTCAACCTAAAACAGCAGTACGTAATTTTATGTCTGTAGTAGGCAGACTTCCTATGGATGCAGGTGCTAGATTAATAGATAATAGCATAGCATATGCTGTAAATACTTATCAGGGTACTAAAAACACTAGATCTGTAAGAATGTCTGATTCTTTTGCAATGTTTAAACATTTAATAAACAATGGTGAAGCGGGATCAGCTATTGAAGAAATATTAACAAACGTAGACAAACTTCATTATCATAATTTATTTACTAACTACTCTGAAATAAGCCATGCTTTAGGTAAAAATTCTACCCCTTTTACAAAAAGTGTTCAAAATTTAGCCGATACCGTAAACGTAATGAATAGAACACAAGAACATCTATTTAGAAGAATGGCTTTTATGGGATCACTAGAAAGACAATTAACTAGAGCAAACATTGTAGGAAAAAATGGTAAATATAAAACATGGAAAGACTTTATGGATAATGGTCTTACTGATAAACAACTATGGTTAAGTGATGATACTTTTATAGAAAGAGCTATAGATGACGCATTAGATTTTACGTTTCAAGGTCGTGTAGGATCAAGAGGGTCTGCCTCAGAATCTGTAGGTCCTATTAAAGCAACATTTGATACTATTGCAAAACCTCTTGTAGATGCTTTGTCAACCCCTGCTATTGGTACAGGTTTTGTAGCCTTTCCAAGATTTCTTTATAATTCTTTAAAGTTTCAAATAGAGTACAGTCCTATAGGATTAGGTGATGCACTGTATTCTAAAATAGTTAAAAGAAAACTTTATAAAGCAGCAGATAAAAATACTAAAAAAACGTATCAAGACTACTCAGACATAGGAAAAGGAGCGGTAGGAACAATGATGTTTGGGGCAGCTATATTAGCAAGAAAAAGCGAATACGCAGGAGAGAAATGGGATGAATTAGTAAATGAAAGAGGCGAAACTCAAGGCTTAGGTACTATAGGTCCTAACGTTGCTCCGTATTTATTTTGGGCAGATTACTTTATAAGAAATCATTTAGAGTCTTCATCAAGAGCTCTTTCTTTTGAAGAGATACAAGAACGTATAGCTGATGGAGTTCCTATAGCTGAAATAGAAAAAGAAGTAATAAAGACTAAAGGACCTAGAGCGTATAAAAGTGCTAAAGATTTTTGGAGAGAAGCAGTTAGAGCAGGTATAGGGACTCAAGCAAGAGTAGGAACTGTTGCTACTTTTATGGATGAGTTATTTGTAAAAACAGGGTCTACAAGAATAGACAGTACTTACGATTCAGGAGGATTGTTTACTAATCTTGAACAAACTTTTTCACCTTTAGCTAAATTTGGAGGAAATTATTTTTCAGGATTTATGACACCTTTTGCTGAAACACAAGATTTATATTCTATATGGGATGAAACAGAAGAAATAAGTAGAGACACAAAATTTGATACTTTTTCAGGTCCGTTAAAAGCTAAAATGCCTAAGCCTCTTAGAGTATTTTTAGGAGGAAAAGGAACGTTTGAAGATATGCTTCCTGCAAAAGATCCTTTTAGAGAAGGTGTAAAAAGAAAAGAAAGTCCTATTTTAAGTCAGATTACAGGATTTTTAGTCAAAAAACCTAAAACACCAGAACATGCTGAGTTTGATAGATTAAATTTTCAATATCAAGATTTAGTACGATGGGATGAAAGTCCTTCTTTATCTTTTGCATATAAGGAATTAATAGATTTAGGGTTAAAAGGGCACAGAAGTTATATAGAAAGCCCCGAATATAAAAATATGAATGATTATCAAAAGGCTGAGTACTGGAGAGATACAGCTATATACAATATAAGAAACTCTGCTAGAGAACATCTAAAAGCTAGATTTGCTAATAGATTTAGTGACGACAACCTATATGATAATTTAAATATTATAAGAAGTATGAGCCAAGAAAAAAGATTAAGACTAGAAAGTGAAGGAGTAATAGATGAGTTATCTAGAGATGGGTACAACTCTGAAGAACTAGAACAACAAATGAAAAATAAATTATTACAAGATTATGAAAAATATGGTATAAATAAATAATTACAAGCAAGAGGAGGCAACAGTGAAAAACTTTATAAAAGATATAGCAGTAGGAATAGTATCTGTAGCACTAGTTGCAACTCTTGTTGTACCTAATAATCTATTTGGTGAAGACTCAAACATAACTAACACCACTACTAGTACCGTAACTTCTAATAATACCAATGCAAATACAAACGTAAATACCAATAACAACACCATAACTAGTACTGGAACAAATACTAACAACAATACTAACATTAATCAAACTAGTATAAGCCAGACTACAAATGCTACAAACACTAATTATAATACCAACAACAATACAACTAATAGCACATCTGATGTAACATCAAATATAACCCAAACTCAAAATGTTACTAACAATAGTACCATATCTAGTACCTCTGTAGGCACAAACACAAACTTAAATACCAATACTAACACATCAAACAATACAAATAATAATAATTCTAATAACACAAACGTGAATACTAACACCAATAATAGCACTAGTAATTCTACTGTAGATGCTAATAATACTAATGTTAATTCTAATACCAACGTAAATACCAACAATTCTAATAACAATAATACTAGTGTATCTCGTAATGATTCTACGCAAAAGGTAACACAAAGAATTAAATCAGCACCACCAAGTGCTATAGCACCATCTATAATGAGTTACAGCCAAGACTTGTGTACCACAGGTGCTAGTTCTGCAGTACAGACGCAGTTCTTTGGTGTATCAACAGGTAGAAGTGTACGAGATGATAACTGCGAAAGACTAAAATTATCAAAGGGTCTATACGATATGGGAATGAAAGTGGCAGCAGTTGCTATGCTTTGTGCAGATAAAAGAGTGCATTTAGCTATGGAAATGGCAGGAACTCCCTGTCCGTATAAAGGCAAGATTGGTGCAGAAGCTAAGGCTGCTTGGGCAGAGAATCCAGAAGATAGACCTGATTGGGATGATATAAAGAAAGAAATCTCTTCTCATGAATTTAAGGCGTATAAGAAAAAAGATTTCTGTAAGAAGTATCCCACACATAAAATATGCTTAGATTAGTATTCTTATTACTCTTTAGCATTTCGGCACAAGCCAACACTCCTGTATTCACAACAGGTACTGATCCAATTTTAAATATCCAAAACACAGGCACTGCTCTAAACCTTCAAGACGATCAGATGTCTGGGATGAAAGACTTAGGTTTTAGCTTTACACATTACGGTAACGATTACACCCAAGCAAACATATCTATGAACGGCTTTCTTACATTTAATTCTAACTTCTCTGTTAATAATTATAGAAACTACATGTCAGAAACTCTTCCTGCATCAGGTTTTAACTTTTCAATCATGCCTTTATGGACTGATTTAATTAACTCTGGAGGCACTCAAAACCCCTACATACAAACTTTCGGAGAAACTTCCGCAACAGACCAATACTTTGTAGTAGGTTGGTACAATGCACAAGAGTACAGCAGGTCAGGAAACTTAAATTCTTTTGAGGCTATCTTGTATGAAACAAGTAATGTTGTAGAGTTTAGGTACGATAAGATAGACATATCTAATCATAATATAACAATAGGTATGCAAGGCAATAACACACAATCTTTAACACATTTACGCTATGTAGACACAGGTAGCACTAGCTACGAACTAGCTACAGACTGGTCTGTTACAACCAAAACAGATGAGTCCTTTAGTAATCTTTCTTCTGAGTGCTTAATAGATGGAGACTTCAGTGAGCTATGTAGTATATATGAGTTAGACAACGAATTTGAAGACGGTTTTGAAGACGAAGAGTATCTACGTGGCTCAGGTGTATCTGATGCTATGTTGTTAGGTTATGATAATGAGGAGGAATTTTATGGTTTCAATGATGAAGAAACTTATACAGGAACATCTGTTTTTTTTACGGGTGCTGATATTAGGGATGGTGGCGGTACTGACGATGATGGGAATATTAGCATTAGCTATTTTGAGTATGATATAACGGACACAGAAGACCATGAAGATAACTTTAATAATTTTAATTTATTTGCTGATAGGGACTTTACTATGGGCGGTGATGAAGAAACCTTAATATTTATAGACTTTGAATCTCTAGAAGGGGATACTTTACTAACTATTCCTGACTTAATAGAGTTGCCTAGTATAGAAGATCTACAAGATATAAGAATGACGGAAGATGAGTTTGAAGAGTTTGCTCAACACATGGATGAACATTTTGACTTCCAAGATGAGATGGACCAAGAAAATTGGGAAGACCAGTTTGAGGACTTTGAGGAGCATACAGAAGAAGAGATACAAGAAGAGCAAGTAGAAGAACGTGAAGAACAAGTAGAAAGAGAAGAAGCTGAAGAAGAGCTAGAAGAAGCTGAAGAAGAAAGAGAAGAAGAACTAGAAGAAATATTTGATGAAGAGAATGCAGAAGAAGATGAAAGGACTGAGGATAGACCTAGAAGAACAGAAAGAAGAAACACAGTAAGAAACATAGTGACATTTAATACTAACAGTACTTCAAATGTTGTGAACTCTAGCATATCATCTAGTACTCAAACTTCACAGAACAATAACTCTGGTGCGGTATCTACAGGAAGTAGTAATGTAGTGACATCATCAGGCAGTATGGGAGCAGTATCTGTATCTAACTCACCTAGCATATCAGCACAAATATCTGCATCTCAAGTACAGACTAATACTGTATTACAATCTATTGATATACTTCCTATGCCTACTATGGATAATACTCCATCAATGGTAATGGCAGAAGTTCAAATAACAACAATGGACAATCAGATTGAAAGTGTTACAAGTACTATGGTTACTTCTTCTGAAGCAGAACAAATAGCTGAAGAAATAGTTAGTGATAATATAAGAGTACAACAGGAAGCGTCACAGGTTCAACAAGAACAATCAGGTGAGTATGATTCTCAAGGACAATCTAATTTAATTGCCTACATGAATTACGTACCTAATTTTAGTGATTATTCACAGGCTAACATACCAGACCAAACAAACTGGTATCAGCCTACACAAATATATGCAAGTGTTATGTTGAGGGACAATGGCGAAGCATATGGAGATTTAGTTAATAGCAGTTTAAACACTCTATATACTATAATGGATTCTCAGCCAATGGGGATATTTTTAGAAAGGAGATAAACATGAAAAACATAATAGGAAAGCTACAGCAGTACATAACTATCATAGGCGTTATCACTGCGATAGGAGGAGGCTTCTATACGTGGGGTCAATTTAATTTACGATTAGACAATATAGGGAAGAAGAAGATTAAGGCTGTAAATATTGCACCTCTACAAGAATCTATTGCTACTCTATCTACACGAGTAGGAAATCTTGAAAAAAGATTAGACAGAACAGAAAACCGAGTAGACAATGTGGGTAATAACGACAACCCTTTAGCTAATTAATTCATAACGTAAATAGTATACATTACATTAATTGATTTGATTAATATTTAAAATTGAGTATAACTGTGTTTATAGCACAGGAGATAGTCGATGCCGTATATTATAGGGAGTAGTTCCATAATTACTTTAATAGTGTGCCTCTTACGAGTCATATAGAAAATTCAATAGGTTTTTTAATAAAAAGTTCTCATAGATGAGTTCTAAGAAAGATTTATATATAGTTAAATAGGAAAGGTCATAAAACCCTTAATTTGTCTGTATGAGCTTGTATTAAGCTTATATAGCATATAGGGCTTACATGACCTTTTTTAATGCGTATAGGTAGGTGTTTAAACGTCTCGTAGTAAATCTTCTATTTTATGTATCCTTGCAGTAATAACTTCTCTACATTTAGATCCTTGTTGCACATCTCTATACTTATAGAGGTATGGAATAATTTGTTTTATTTCTTTTTTTAATTTAACTACAGGAGTACTAGACCCAATTATTTTATTTACTGTTTCTTTGTCCATTATTTCTTATTTCCTACATAAAGACCAAACCAAGCTGCACCTGCACCTACAATAACAGACACAAAAGCTGATTGAGAATTAGTAGGGTCTGGTAATGTCATAAACCACATAGCTGATTTGTAAAACATTAATCCATACAGACTTATTAATAAACGTGGAAACACTCTCCACTTGTCAAAACCTTCAGCATCATTGTACCAGGATTTCTTTTGTGCTTGTACAGGTGCGGGAGGTGTCTTAATCATTGCTGTTTTAAGTTCTTCTTCATTCATCTTTATCTTCTCCTAAATCTACTTTTACAGATACATTCATACTAAATGATCTTCTTTCTTCGTCTGCTTTAAAAGGGTATACTGTGTGCGTAAGATAAGAAGGAAATATAATAAAGTCACCTACAGCAGGTCGTATTCTTATATTACCTACATGGTAATAGTTAGAGCTTTCGTGAAATAGTTCTATGTTACCACTGCAAGGATAATGTTTTTTAGGGTCTTCTTCATCTTCTTTTTTTAAGTCAGGGACTTTTAGATAGCCTACACAAGATAGCTGACATTCGGTATGTATATGTGCAGGATTAAATTCACCTGCGTATTGTTTTACAAGCCATGCAGAGTGATATTGTATACCTATCCTAGCACCTTCTTTTAATTTTTGATGCTGTCTCTGTAGATAAAACTGGTGATACGCTCCAAATGCACTATTAAAAAAATCTGCATTCCTGCCTATCTGTTCGTCATCTATTAAGAACTCTTGAGTAACCTTGCCTACTAACTGTTTAGAATGGTCTAGTGCCTTATCTTTCTTTTGTTGTATTTTTGCATCATGGTATGCATTCAAAGATTTAATAACTTTTTCTGGCATTCTTGAATACACTATGTGTGGTCCGAAAGGCATAAGCATACTATGCCCTTCTCCCATTTCTTTAAATTCTACAGGTGGTCTAATGTCTACCATTATTTTCTCCACTTGCTGATTGCACGATTACCAAACCAAAATGCCATGACAGCCGCAAATAATGCCATTGTCTCGTCATCCCATGCTGTTAGTATTGCCTTTAAGAAATCTTCACCGCCTTGTACGGCTATAATTACATACGCACCTTTTACAAAAGCAAACAGCATAAAGAAAGCATAAGTAATTACAGGTCTAACAGAAGCCTGTAAAGCACCTATAAATTTAGATTGATTAGATTTAGCTAAGGCTTCTGCATGTGCGTATATACCTTTGGCTTCTTCTATGTCTGCCTGAGCATCTATCTCTTGTAATTTTAGTTTACTAAGCTCTGAGGCATACTTGGCTTTAGCTTCTAGCATTAACAACTCTTGTTTGTTAGCTTGTTTCTTTTCAAAGAAACCTAAAACATTTGGCATAAAGCTACTACCAAAGCCTAGTAAAGAACCTAGTAAACTAAGCATTATTTATCTTCTTCTGAGGTAAGATTAACTGCAGGAAGTTTTCTAAGTTTTTCCATAGTTTGAAACACCGCTTTGTAATTTAACTGCCCTAAGATATTAATTATTTCATTAAGTAACTCTAAGTCAACTACGTAGTTCTGAGGCACATCAGGCTGTATATCTGTAAATGCTTCATTCTCAGGTGTAGAAGGATCATCACCAATAAATTTTCCATCATCTGTTCTTGCACGTTTTTTAGTCATATTAAACTCCTATATCTACAATTTCACAAGAGTCTGCAGAGCAAGCTAATTCTTGTCCACCCCTTGTACTGTCTTCTACTTCATAATCTATTAAATCTTTCCAGTCAAGTTTTTTAGGCATCTTTTTTAATAATTCTAAGTACTCTTTTTTAGAACAATCTTGATAGGGTGCTTGTTTATATGTATGGTCTGAGTGAGGCAAGAAAGATATTCCTGCAACATTGTCAAAATTAGTATACACCCACGCTCCCACGTCTAGCCACTCGTCTTCCTTTACTGTAATAGTAACAGAAGGTTTATGCTCACACCAAAACTTTTGGTAGTGTAGCCATAAATCTAACTGCTCTAAGGCAGAGGTATCGTCACGGGTAACTGCTTTATCAGGTGATTGCACAGGAAAACTAAAGACTGTAGTGTTTTCTGGTTGTGTTATATCATCTTCTGCAGGCACTCCTTTCTCAATCATAAACCTAGTTAAAGGATCTTTCTTATCTCCTCTAACAGTCCTAATGTAATAAGGGGAATGTCTTGCATGTATACCTGATGCTGAATCAACTAATTGAGAAACCGTACCAGAAGGCTTGACACATGTTATTGCAGTAGACTGCTGTATGTTTAAACGCTCTGCATATTCTTTATTAGTTTGTACTGCTATCTTTTTTAAGTCTTTTAACCTTGTTTCTAAATGAGGGTCGTTTGCTCCATTGAGTAATTTTGAATCCATGATACCTGTTAATGAGACTCCTAACAACCTTTCTTCTTCTGTGTTGTCTCGCCATATTTTTCTAAGGTATTTAAAATCAGTTAAAGTAGATTGGAATGTTCCTAGTATACTAGAAAGCTCTACTTTTTTAATTAGAGTAGCCATAGTGTCATCTGATCTAACTACTACCTCAGTAAGATTACAAAATTGATAAGGTCTTAGTATAATTTCACTACAAGGGTTAGTACCAAAGTCGTGTTCTGAATCTCGTCTACCATTCTCTAATGACTTTTCTACGGCAGATTGTCTATTGTATATGCCTCGCTCACCTGATTTAGAATTATACAATGTAAGCCATTCTCTCATAAAGATACCTATAGGAGGTTTTTCTTTGTAGCAAACGGAGTTATTAGCCAATGCTCTTTGACCTTCGTTGCTCCACCATTCACCTGATTTAGCTAACGCCATCTCTTGATCTTGTAAATCAGATAGACTAATAAGTGCAGAACGTCTTACTCCACCTACTACTACTACAGAGCCTATCTTACACATAAGGTCGTGACACTCAATAGACTTTAATTGTCTACCTACTGCATTTTTAAATATGCCTACAGTAAATCTAAACAAATCATCCAAAGGGTCTGGACCACTTGATCTTCCACCAAATGTTTTAAGCCTAGCTCCTGCAGGTCTTAGCTTAGATAAATCCCAACTAGGTATCTGACCAGAGTATAGTAGATGTATTAATTCTTTATAGCCTTTAGCCCAACCTGCCTTGCTATCTCCTACAACTACAGTAGTCTCGCTGTCTTCAAGGGATTCATTAATTGTAGGTAATTGTTTTGTATACTTTCTTTCTACTGAAAAACCAACACCTGTGCCACACATAAGTATGTAAAGGCACTCATCAAAAGACCTAACGCTGTCTACAGGAAGATAAGAACAGTTATATCCTGCTACATTACATCTATCTAGTGCTACACCAGAAGTCATCAAGGCTCTCATAGAAGGCATTATCTCTAGGTTAAGGACAGCATCTTGTAATTCTTTTCGTAAACCTATCTCTAATGTATATTTATTTTGTTCCTTTAAACGTTTAGTTAAATAATCAAAATATCTAGTAACTGTCTCGTTCCAGGATTCTCTTCGGTTATCTTCGTCTATCCATCTAGCGTACCTAGAAACATGAATAAAACTTTGGTAGTCTGTGGGTAGTTCTATTGTATTAGAAACTTGTTTAGTTAAGTCGTATGTAGCCATTATCGTTGCCTTCTTAATTTACTTTTGTTTTTAAAATATGCAAGGTTAAATCCTCGCTCCCATTCCTTATGTCTCATGTGATAACTAGGGTAAGGATTCCTTAGCTTACCATTGTAAAATGCTCTCTGCCCTTCTTCGTATTGTATTCTAAGGGGAGCAACATTACTTCTTCCGTTGTATTTTTTGCGTTGTGGTGACATCTGCAATATCTATTCCTTCTAGTTCGTAAAAAGTGTTAATAATAATATCAGACATCTCTTCTTCAATGTCGTTGTCTACAGGCATGACGTATACTTCTGGGTCAACTTCTATGTCAATGATTATTCTAGCTAGTGTTTTCATTAGACTCTATCAACTTTTCTAAATACCATTTAGCTTTCCTTAAATCTTCTACAGGCTTATCTTTATAAGTATATCTCCACATATACTTTAGGGCATTGCCTTTTAAGTACCCCTTAAATTCTAAGGATGACATAGAAGCTTTTATTGCGTCTATAGCTTCTATGCCTCCTTCATTATAATGTTGTGGATAATTCACATCATCAAACTTCGATGCTGTAAGCTTCTTCATTCAGTTTTTCTCTCCCGAACACAAAGATATTTTCATTTGTGTCACTATAAACTATTAATAAATTAAAGAAAGTGTTAAGTATGATTACACCTAACGCTGACCTAAAAAAGACTATTACTCTTCTTTGGTAAAGTCCACGTGTACTACGTTTCCTTTTCGTTCCACAACAGGTTCTTCCAGTTCAAAATCTATGGAATTCCATATCATATCTCCTTCTTTTCCTGTTATTTTCCCGTCAACTGCTTTATCAAAAAATGTGGTATGTAGGTCAATAAGTTCATCAGATGCGACATAACTAAAACCAACCATAGCACGAGCCAAGTCAATGTAATGCTCGTAAGCATCAGTAGGGATATTAGCAGACGGATTACAGGTAATAAAAGTCTCATGCATCCAGTCTCCATCTTCGTCTGCTTTAGGGGTAAGGCGAATATTAATCTCGCCATCCCTTATTTTAAGGGGCTTCTTTGCCATTAAGCTGTAGCCTCGGAAAGTTCAGTATAATAATGCCAAGGGGGGCTAACAGCAGAAGAAGCAGGTTGAGGTTTATGTGTAAGGTCATCCCAACAAGAGTGCTTGTATTCACAAAAACCACACGTTTTATTAAGATGTTTATTACCTGTCTTCTTACCTCTAAAAGTTTCTTCAACCGCCTCAAAATTACGTTTAAAAGGAAGTTTATTTTTTATAGCTTCTATCTTAGATTCTATAACGTTTAAACGCTCTTCCTTTTCTTCATCAGAAAGCTCTAACTCTAAGTAGGTCATTTCTCCAGTGGCTTTATTAATAGCCCACCAACCACCTATCTTTTTGTTAGAGCCTTTAGCGTACATAATTAATTGGTCTACATAACCAAACGTATCATGGTGTTTCATATTAGCATCAGATGAAAATTTATTTCTGTATGCCCAAGCAGAACAAGATTTAACATCATCTACTTTTCCGTCAATGTATAAATCGGTTTCACCTGTTAAGGTGTGTTCTCCTATTTGTATCTCTACCTGTTCGCTGTCTTCAAAAGGTACGTTAGAAGCTTTTAATATTGCTTTAAAGATAGCTTCTATTGTATCTCCTAGTATCATACGCATCTTAAAGGTAGAATCATGGGGTTGTTTCTTTGCTCCCATAGAATCCATCTGTAGCTGACATAGAGGCTTGCCTAAATTAGAGGGTCGTAGTTTAAACACCCTCTTCTCAGGATTAAACTGTCGTTTTAAAGCCTTTTTAAAATACTCACCTGCTTCTTCTACAATATCGTCTGACATGGTAGAGTTATCTGCACTAGCTTTTTCTAGGTAGGCAAATATCTTTGCTAAGTTATCATTCATGTTATACTGCTACTTCTATGAACTCTTCTGCACCAAGTACTACATCAGCATCTAAAATCTTCTTAGAAGCCTCTGACGCTTTCTGTCTTACCATCTCGCTGTGAGTTAGGATGTATTCATTAAATACTTTATTAGTAGCTAAATCATCTTCAGTAAGTTCTAATGCTTCTTTTTCAATGGTAGGATTAACTATGTACCAACTAATAGCGGGAGTTTGTTTATACTCCATCTCAAACTTTAGTTCTCTACTGTAAGGGGCTACTTTGCTTTTTGCCATCTCAGATAGAGCGTTACCGAACTGTTTAAACGTGTCCTTACTACCTATCTGATACATTACTGGGAAGTTTTCAAAAGATACCTTTTCACCATTGCCTTCTTTTACTGCATCTACTACACGCAAAAGACCAAACAATACTCTGTATCTCTTAGATCCTCTCCACCATTCTTTTTCTGTGTCCGAAGCAGTATCCCAATCATCTATTTTAGTCTTACCACAATTCATAGTACCTAATTCGTCTAAGGCATCATCATACGGATTGCGAACAAATACAGAACGATTTACATACCTTCCTCGCATGTCCTTACCTTCTTTGGTCTGGAAGATAGCGTTTTCATCGTATCTCTGGTAAAAGAATCTCTGTTGAAATACTCTTATCCATGCCTGTTCAGCGTAAACGACACCGTACTTAGGGTGGTCAATCTTAACTGTGCCGTCTGGTATAGACGAGCCTGTTGCAGACCTAGTCTTATTATTTATTGATAGTCTAGGAAGGTTTATCATGGAGCTTGATGTCTGCTCATCAAAAATCCCTAATGCTTCCATAGCCTGTGAAAAAGGCAAAGTGTTTTCTGTTAATGTTAATTCTGTAGTCATATAGACCTCCTGTTAAAGTGTTATAGAGTTATACTCTATTTTTAATAAATGTCAAATTATAATGCTAATATTTATTTCTTTTTTTAAGCACTATATTTTCTCCGTCTTTGTGCCATGACATTTTTGGCAACGTAATTCTGTCATATGGATGGGCTTTCTTGTACTGGTACAATTCCCTTCTCCACTTTGAAAACATGTCTTCTCGGTTCATCTAGTATCTCTTCCATGTCTAACCAATCATCTCCTATCTTTAAATCCACTCCCATAGGAACGTCTAAAGTAAGATTAAATTGAGATAGCAATCTTTCAGGGACTCGTAGCATAGCCTTTCTTAGTTCAAAAGGTATAGTATCTATCTCATCAGGATGCACATCAACAACAATACTGTCATGCACTGTATTAATGATAAGTGATTTATATTTTTTTGAGTCTAATACTTCCTTAAATAATATACATGCTAAAGGAACTATTTCTGCGGTGGCAATGGACTGCACAGGATAATTTTTAATTTGTGTGGCAAAGGTAGAGCCTGCTCGTGTCCTAGATGCTTTTGGAAATACAAACTGTCTGCCTGTTAGAGTAGTAATTTTTTTAGTAGCTATAGCTTCTTCTTGAAGAGTCTTATGCCATTTTCCTATACTACTATATTTACTCATAAAAGATATGTTATAAGCTACTTCTGCAGGAGAGCCAGACATTCCCCCATACAAAGGTCTGAATGTTCGGGACTTAGCCTCTTGTCTTGATGTCTCTTGCCCTGCTTCTGTCAGTACTTTAGCAGTATGTGCATGTACGTCAAAGCCATTGTCTATTTCTTTTCTTCCTACAGGGTCATCCGCTACCCATACAGCAGTTCTAAACTCTAACTGAGCAAAGTCTCCTTCAAGAACTTTTCCTCCCTTAAATCTTGACACTATAGCTTTTCTAACTCTAGCCGTACCTCCACGAGGTAGATTTTGAAAGTTAGGCTTAGACGAAGATAGCCTACCTGTTGAAGTACGCACCTGATTTATTTGAGGATGTAGTATGCCGTTATCATAAACATTTTGCTGTATGCCCTTACAAAAAGAATTGATGTAAGTATTAAGAGCATTTATTCTTTGAGAGTTAGTCAAAAATTTGTGTGCTTTGTCTAGACCTTGTGCCTCCGCTATCTCTGCTAAACTTCCAAAGGTAGCCTTATCAGTAGCAAACCCATTAGCGGTTATCTGGTCTACTGATGTAGGAGAAAACTTAAACCCTGCTACTTCCTGTAGCTTCTTATAAGTGTATCCCGTACCTCTACACGACTGGCATTTAGGGTGCTTTAAGTAAGGAGTACCATCTTTTTTTCTACGAAATATAGTGCCTGCTCCTCTACAAGTTCTGCATTGCTTGACTTCTGTTTTCCTAGATATAGTAGTATGTGCTTTAACTATGTCGTTTAAACTACTCTTTGGTATACGTTTTTTGTACTTACTCGTTCCCCCTGCCCTAGCTCCTATGCCAAATACTCTAGCCCATTCATTTTTATCATTTACTTTTCTTGACCATACTATTTCAGACATCTGTTCTGGACTAGCTAGATTAAAAGGTCTGTCTCCCATTACTTCTTTTACTACTTCTTTATTTTCTGCAGACTTAAACGTTCTTTCATTGCTGTATGTTAATCTAACTTTCTCCAACGCATCTACGTCAATAGCTATCCCGTTACGTTCTATATCTATTAAGACTTTAGTCATCTCGTTAGTTAATAAAATAATGGGTAGAATAGATTTGTATTCATCCGTATGAAATAGTCTTTCTTGTTCTAAGTAAAGTTCACCACACGATATTATATCATATTTATTATACTCGCCTACTAAAGCTATAGGCATGGCTTCAAAACCTATTTTGTTTTCAAAGTACCCGTCAATAAGTTCAGACTTCTTTAATGTAACTTCTCTTCTTTTACATGACTCAGCTAAAGATAATGCTAACTTTTCTCCCCTAGCAAGAAGATACTCTCCTGTCATAGTGTCATGCAAGTCTCCATTGTAAGTAAAGCCACACTCATACAACCATGACATATCATATTTTATATTGTGTCCTATCAATAGGTCTGCACCATCTAACACTTTTTGTAAGTCTGTGAAGTCATTGACCGAAGAATCTTTATACTCATTGTGTTTAAACCATGTGACTGTAACGTTATTAACTTTGTCTGTTACAGAGGCATGACCTACACATACCAAATAGTTATCGGTATGATAAGGAGAGGGGTTACCATCAGTAACTTTATTCTCTATGTCTATTACTACTTTATTATTATACATACTGTTTCCTTAATGAGTGCGACTGAGCTTAATAGATTGTACGAGGTAACACAATCGTCTAAAGTATGAGAGAGTAATCCAGAGGAGGGACAATTCTTTCTCATATAGACTAGGCTCAGTCGCTTCTCCATCCCAAGTTATAAGACGGAGATATACGTTTAAACACCTTAGTCCATGTAAGATGCTGTTAAATGGTCAAACATAACTGCAAAGTTTCCATGCTGACCTGTAATTTTATTCTTTACTATGTTAATCCATCTCATATTGGTATCACCTTCTTCTGTCTCTTCCTTACCAATTAAAACAATTAAATCCGCCTCACCTGCCTTACCTGTTCTTGAGCCTGACAGCATAGAATCGTTTAATATAATCTTACCTGATGCTTCTGCGGATAACTGGCACATACCAAACACAACACACTCCTGTCTTTTAGCTAAGTCTCTACTCTCTGCGTATAAACTCGTTAGTCGTTGGTCGTCTCTAGCAAATGTTCCGCCTATCTGAGTCTTATCTAAAATATCTATGACTATTACATCAGGCTTTTCTTTCTCCACTATTGCCTCAATCTCTCCGAATGTCAAGCTACTAGAATCAAATATATGTAAATTCTCTGACTTCTTTTTCCATTTATCTACAAACCTATGCTTGTATTCTTTTACATAAGATATTCTTTCTTGGCATGAGGCAGTAACCATTCTTAACATATGTCTTTGAGCCTTCTCCTCATTAGTAAACATAATACATTTAGCACCTTGGTCTAAGAAACCTTTTGGAGAGGCTATCATAGAATGAGCAAACCCTGACTTACCTACGTTAGGTCTAGCTCCTACAACAACAAACATTCCCTTGCTTATTCCTCCTACCCTGTCGTTTAAACTAGGTATATGAAAAGTGTAGTGATGTTCTTGGTCTAACTCATCAAACAATTCTTCCATGTCGTTAGATGCTCTAAGCTCGCTTTCTTTCCCTCTATCCGCCATAGACCTAAGTTTTTCAGTAGCCCTGATTACCGAGGTAGAGTCGTAGTGGTCGCCTTGCATTATCTTTATAGACTGTTGAGCAACTTTCTGTGCCTGAGATTGAAGAGACATCTTATAGACCATGTCAAATGCTATATCATCATCTATATCGTTTAGTTTTTTAATTACCTCAAAGTCTGCCATTATAGAATCTTTCTGGCTTACTGTTATTGACGGGAACGTAGCTATATAATTCATAGCAATATCAGTCAACGTTAGGTCTTTGTCCTTATACTTTTTATATGCGTCATCTACCGCATGTTTAACTTTTAACAACCCATTAGAAAACATGGTGTCATCTAATCTATCTACTACTTGATTGTGAAAGTCATGGTTAGTCGCATACTTTTTTAATATTTCTTTAGGCATACTTGTCATATTATTTTCCTCTATGTTTAAACGCTATCTATCAAAAGTAATAAACAAACTTGCTATGTTGTCGCATCTTCTTATACCGCATATAGTCTCGTTGTCAATGTTATATTCATCTAACTTAGCTTTGTGAAAATTATGCTTCCTCTGGCAGTCACTACATATCTGCGACCAATCTCCTGCAGTCTCATCATCTACTATGTCATTAAAATCTACTCCTAATCTTATTCCTCTATTCTTAGAATTTCTTGGTATAATCTTTTTTCTAAATGCCATTACATCATCTCTCCTAATAAATTTTTAATACTTGTTTCGTTCTCGTACTTCAAGTCCCTTTCCAAAATAAGAACTTTGCATCTGTCTACATGAATAGCTAACTTACGTTGTATGTCAATGGCTTTATCTGTAGCGTCTCTATCTAAAGCTACTACAAGGTTCTTATAAGGTTTTAGATATTGTATATGCTCAGTCAAAAGATTAGTACCTAACAAGGCTATCCCTGTTCCCACAGTGGCTACAACACATGCTGAAGTACAATCTTCTACAACTACAGCAATAGAGTCTCCGCCCTGTATAATAAAAGGCGTGTGACAAGTATCGTACCTGTACCATTTAATCCCGTACTTCAATGCCCTTCCAACTGCACCCACAACAACACCATCATATACTGTCATAAAAACTAATCTATCTCCTTTGACATCATACATAAATCTTTCTGGGTTCTTATCATAAACAGACATAAAATTAAATTCATTGATGTAGTTTAAACAGTCACTACTTCTCGTTACATCTCTTACAAAATAATCAGGTACTACAAAAGGCTTGTCTTCTTTTTCTTTAGGTACGAGATGTACTTTGTTAGTAACATCTTCCCTAGAGTATTCTGCATCAGTCACTCCTCCAATACTACAAGAAGCAGAATAACAATTCCATAATATCTTCCCGTCTATCCTAGTTACAGTAAGGGTATTTCTTTTCCCACACTCGACACAATCAAGTCTCTGTGTAGCCTCATCTTCTAAATTTAATTCTTGTATAGCTTGATGAAGTCTTTCTGTAGCCCTCAATTAAAATCCTCTGTTTAGTATAGCGTTTAAACGTTCAGTAACTTCTGCGTCTCTTTCTGTCTCTCTAGTAGCAAAAGTATCTCTATCTTTTTTAGAAGAGAATGCTCTAATGTTCTCAAAAAATTCGGGTGCATGGTTATTAAAGCTATCTAAAAAACTATCTAACTCTACCTCATCACAATGATGATTCTCTCCGTGAAAAGTATATATTAATTTTTTACTCATCTGCTATCTCCTTGGGGTTTAAACACTCATTATTAACTACTAACTTACCTATGTAATCTGAATCTTCATCTTTGTGTACAGTAATCATAACGGATTGCCCTGTCTCTGACGACCTTTCTAACCTTACCCAACAACCAAAGAACTCTATCCATTGCACCTCATATTCTTCTATGCGGGCAAGGTCTTGTCTTGCTATCGTATACATAGTTTCTTCAGAATCTTTTTTGACCATGTTCCCACCTCTCTAATTCTTCTAATAAACTTTCTGCTAATTCTCGTCTACCCGCACATATAATATCATCAAAATCGTGAATACTACTATTATCTAACTCTTTGTATTCTTCAACCTCATACCTAAGATATTTTTTTATGTACTTTACTGTCCTAGATTTTCTTTTTACACTAAACAGTAATCGGTGTATTAAGCCTACAAGATACTGCTTGTGTTCAGAAAAGTTACTAAACGTATTTCTCATATCACATTCCTTTCGTTAATAGTTCTTCGTCATCTTCTTTGTTAGTAGCAAACACTACAACAATCTTTTTTAAGTCTGTGTCCGCATGGTATGACCACTCCAACTCCTGACCTCCCCTTTGGATAATGGTATCTCTTGCTTCGTCTAAAACTTCATTTACTATTTCTTCTGTCTGTATATTTATATCTGCCATTTTTATCTCCTTATAATTTGACAACATTAAAATTAGGTTATATGCTACACGCATCTCCCGTGGGGGGCTACACTATATATAACCTAGTTAATACCCCCACTAGGTTCTTCCTGTACTTCTACCCAATTAGTAGCAGTAGAAGTTATTATAAACACACTACTCAATAAACTCATTAAATTACCTACGGCTACTGCCTTATCTTCTGAAGAGTTCTTTACATAGTATAATAGTAAAGCTACTAGAGAACTTGTAGCAACGTCTTCTCTATCTACTCCTACCTCTGCTGAAGTCTTATCTACAAACTTCATTATAGCGTCTGTTATATGCTCTATATCGTCTTTACTGGCTATTGCCATTAGTATTGCTTTCTTGTCCATGTTATGTTCCTTTTTTATCTAGGTAATCGTCTATGTTCATCTGCCTGTCATCATTGTAAGGCACGTTGTTAGGTGCGAAATGTATCATACCTTCTCTTAGGTCGTTTAAACTTTCTTCTGTTATCTCTTGGTCTAGGCTCAATGTCCCTAGTTCTTCAAAGTATAGTATCTTTCTTATTATGTCTCTGTATGTACTCATCTTATGCCTCCTCTATTTTTATAGGGCGTTTAAACCATTTGTGTGATACCTCATCAAAGTATATATCTTTTAATGGTCTACTGTTGCCTCCCGTATGAGACATAGCTTTAGTAGTCTTCTTTCTATTCTTTCCTTGTATCTGTTTTTTAGCCATTATACTTCTCCTATAAATTATGTTTCTTTCTGTAGTTTCTTTCTTTTAAAGTCATGGGTTTGTAATATTTTACCTCCTCTTGTCGGCTATCAGGTTGTTCATCTGCTAAAGAATTACATTTACTACACTCTAATTTTTTTTTACTATGAATGTAATTTGATAAGCATTCACAATCCCAGTAATCTTCATTTAATACTATGTCCATTATA